TCAGCCGTCCGCTATGGCGGCGAATGGTGAATACTGGCTACGGTATGGTTATGCTGTAAACAGGTTCGGTAAAATGCCGGACAGTCTGCAAGTAATGGAAAAGTTCACGTACTGGAAAGTCCGGGAAACGTACATTACGGCGGCTGAATGCCCCGAAATGTTTAAGCAAGCAATACGGGGTATTTTTGAAAAGGGTGTGACCGTGTGGGCCAATCCGGCCGACATCGGCACCATTGACATAGGGGACAATATGCCCCTGGAAGGTGTGATCCTGTAAATGGGGCGTACTGATTTGGTTCTCACGAACTTTTACAATCCGCATTTGAACGCGGGTAAACGCCAGCGAAACCCTGTCAGGGATCAGCAGGCATTCACGGAAATGATGCTCCGCCGCGTCATTTCGGAAATGTGTATGAACCGGTTTGAATGGAAAGGCCTCCCCGATTCCGTAAACCCCAGGTTCCTGGAACTGGAAATCTTTTACCGGGGCATGTGCGTCTACTACCACGACAAACTAACCGGCCAGGACGTTGTCGCGCAGGGCGCAAACGTCGGTTACCTGAACGCGTTCGACGAACCAACGTCTTTTACCGTCATCGGCTCGAACCGTCAGCCGCTGGAACTGTCCGTGAAAAAAGCTGTCCCGATTTACGCGAACTATTTGCGTACACCGGAAACGGATGTTGTGGAAATGTACGCCATGAAAATCGCCAAGTTTGACCGGACCATCGAAATCACCGGCGACAACATGCGGCAACCCAAAGTCATTAAAGCCAAAGAAAATCAGCGGCTGACCATGTCTAACCTCAACCGCATGCACGAGGAAGGCCAGGGTGTGATCTTCGCCGCCGACACCCTCAACCTGGACGACATCGAAGTCCTGGATTTGGGCGTACCCTCCGGCTACCTCTCCGACCTCCAAACAGCCCGCACCCGGCTATGGAATGAATGCATGGGACTCCTGGGGATCAACCACGCAAATCAGGACAAGAAAGAACGACTCGTATCGTCAGAGGTTGGCGCGAACGATGAACAAGTAGACGCCATGAAAAACGTAGCCCTCAACTCCCGCCAACGAGCCGCGAAACAAATCAACGATATGTTTGGGCTTAGCGTAAGTGTTGACTATTTTAAGGAACCCGAGCCCGAGCAAACGGAACCCGCCGACGACACGGAAAAGGACGCCGCGTAATGGCTACGTTTACCAGTTACTTGAAAGACGTGTTGGAGCTTTACCCGGACATTGGGCTGAATGAATACCCTTTGTTTGATGAAGGCTACCGGCCCGCGCTGAACAAGAAGATCATTGACCATTTTTGGAACCGCGAAATCGGGCACGAAACCCACTCGCTGTTTATTCACCAGTTGCGGGTACGCATGAACAACATCATGCCGCTCTACAACCAGCATTATGAGGCGTCGCGGATTAAGTTTGACCCGCTCAAAACCATCGACATGAAAAATGTGGGGGAGCAGGACTCCACCGCCACTAGCGCGGGCACGTCCAAAACCGATTCAGCATCGGATGCGAGGTCCCGCGCCGTCAACTCCGACCACCCCCAGGAACTACTCTCCGACACCGGCGACTACGCCACCAGCAGCGGGGATACCATCGGGCACAGTACGGCCACAGGCTCGACCGACAACACCGGCACCAACACCCAAACCACCAAATCAGAGGGTGGCGTCTCCGGTTTTCAGGGCAACGCAGCGGCTGTGATCTTCCAACTCCGCGCCACCTTTGTCAACGTGGATATGATGATTCTCAATGAACTGGATGAATTGTTCATGGGCCTTTGGGGCAACGGCGACGATTACACCACTAACAGAAACGGATACGGCTATGACTATTACTCCCCTTGGTTTGCCTAACAGGCTGGACCCCATCTCGAATATCACCGGTTTCTCGTACCGGACAGGTAGCACGTATCAGGAAATTCTGATGCGCCTGTCCGAGTACATGCAGACCACGTTGCCGGGTGAATTCAACGGCGCACTCGGGAAGTTCTTCAACGACTTCAACACCGTCGCGGAAGGATGGGATGTCGGGTGGGCCGAGTTCATGGCGAACGTGGAAGCAGAGCTACAGGCTCTTAATGACGCCGCCGTCGCCGGACTCATCAACACCCCCGCGTCGGCTATCCGTGCGGCGCTGGATGCGCTGTACTCCGTGAATGACGCCGCCATTAAGGGGCTCATCCTCGACCCTGACAGCGACGTACGCAAAGCCCTGGACGCGCTGTACACCGATGGGCTAGCCGCCAACGACGGCCACCGCTACGGATGGGTGGCCGGGGTACTCCGCAACGACGGCGCAGGGTCCGGGTACTGGCAGCCCCTCACCGAATCATCCACCCACCGGCCCGTACACATCGACAGTGTTGTGACCGACTCCGGGAAAATCCGTGTCAACTACGGGTCCCTGGGGGCGAACATGACCGTCTCGTTGGTGGCGGTGCCTGATGAAACCCTGGGCCGGGCAGGCTTTACCATGGGCGCATCCGTGACACCGGCGTATGCGGATATCAAAATGAGCCGGAACATGCCGCCCGTAGCGGATTACGTGTCCTACGACGGCACCACCTGGGTTAGCGACAGCGGGGAGTTCAGCAATATTTGGTTCAGTGGCGGGAAAATCCACCTCGAACACAAACCCATTGCCTCCGACATGACCTATGCCGTCTCCATCACACCCCGTGGCGGGCAGTACCAGTACAGCGTCTCCCCCGACGCATCCCCCACCGGCAGTACCTTTATTGAGATTGGGGTGCGTGACCATACGGGCGCGTACGTCACTACGCCCAATACGAACATGCGGTTCTACCTCACCCACGGCGCAGCCAAATCCGTAGGCCTCGACCCCACCACCATCAACACCACAACCTACCCACTCGGCAACATCTGGATCTTCGGCGTCATGGGGCTGTGACCCACAGCAGGGGATTTCACGCGTAAGAATCGTAGGCCGCAAGTATTTGCTTGCGGCCTACGTCGTGTGCAATAATAATTACAGAACGCAGGGACGCCACAACGCTAGGGGACAACATGAAGACGGAACGCCAGATTCGCAAGGAAATCAAAGAAAACGTTGACCTGCTCTACGTGATGCAGATGGTTCGGGACGATGATCTGATACTCTCCCCTGGACTCATGGAGCGCAGCAAGGCAGAAATCATGACACGTATCCAGGTTCTCGATTGGGTGTTGACGGGCCGCGAATACAACCAGCCCTTCAACATTGACCGCTACGAACCGTATGAGGGCTAACATGGTTCGCATCATCGAAAGCACCGGGAACGCCGTGACCGTTGAGTCGCACCTCGAAACCATCCAAGCCGCCAACAACAGACTCCGCATGCTCCGCAAATACAACCCCGGCGTAGAGTATTGGATAGCGCCGGCACCCACGCCGCCGGCCCCGAAAGTTACGGTAGCACCTATTCCTAAATTCACGGTTACACGAATTCCCGCGTAAGTATTGCACGCAATTATTTTCTAGTGTAGACTCTTATTCAGAGGGAAAGACAACTACACAGGGAAAAGAGAGCATCATGGGACGCTACGCAGACTCCTACCGGGCCAAAGAAGCCGCCGCGAAACTCGAAGCATTCAACAAAACCTTCGCCGGCCAACAGCGCATCATCAACGAATGCCGGCGGAAAGAAACACACACCCCGGCATTCGACCCCCACTACAACCACACATTCTGCACCACCTGCGAAGAACAACTCGACTAATCGAAAGGCCCCGGACCGATGGTCCGGGGCCTTTCGCGTATGCTAGCGGTATGTATGATGCAACCGCTAAGAAACTGGCCGTGAAGGTAATCGGCACCGTTGAATCTGACCTCAATTATGGGGCGATTAATTACAATGACCCGATTACGGTGGGTGTGGCGCAGTGGTTTGGTACCCGTGCCGCCGCCTTGTTGAATGCTATGCGGACGGGGAACCCCGGCGCATGGTACGGGGTAGCGGAGTCGTTGAACTCGCAGCTTATCGGTATCGCATCATCGGATGCGTTTTGGAACACCCGGTACCTGACGCGTGCGGAAGGGGATTCGCTGGCCGGCGTCCTGGGCCGGAATCAGGCCATTCAGAATGCCACGCTCACAACGGACATGGGCGCCTACAAGGCTGTAGCCGTGTCGTACGGTTTTGATCCTGACGCGAACACGGCGACCGTGATCTATTTCTTTGCGATGCATCACCAGTCCCCGGCGTCGGCGCTCCGCGTCGTCGGCACCATCTCCACCACGGCAACGCTGGATCAGATTCACGCGGCCACCCTGGCAGACTCCGTGTTGGGCCAGTATGGCGCACGGTACCGGACCGTTTACGATTTGGTGTCTGTTGCGGATTTGACCGGCGTCGATCCGGCCCCGGAACCGCCGGCCACTAAACCCAACGGCAACGTGCGGTACATCACACTCGTCGGGGATCAACTACACGTCCGCTTCCAAGACAACGAAGTCGTGACATATCTCCCGGACGGGCGCGGCCACTGGATCGGGCGCACACCCGCCACACCACCAACACCCGTCCAACCAGCCCCACCAGCGGGCACAGGCGCATGGATGCACCCGCTGCCGGGCGCAACACTCACGAGCCCGTACGGGCCGCGCAGCACCCCGGCAGGGACCGCCGACATTAACGGCGGATTCCACTTCGGAAGTGACCTGGCTAACAGTGGCGCGGCGGGTAACATCCTGGCCCCCTGTGATTTGGTGATTACCGTCGCACGCGCCTACTCCACGAGCAACCCTGACAAGGGGACGGCGGGGAACTACGTGAAAGGCCACACAACGGACGGGAAGTACACTTTCAGTTTCTTCCACATGGCAAACGCACCCGCCGTGGCCGTCGGCTCTACCGTGACGGCAGGCACCGTCCTGGGAGTGGAGGGTGCAACGGGGAATGTGACGGGAAGGCATTTGCACCTCGAATGTTACAATGGTGCAATAAATGATCCGTGGGCACCACCCTACGGAAATCCAATTGACCCGCTACCCGTGCTCCGAGCACACGGCGTCATTATCTAGTTAGGACGCCACAACGTCATGGGCCTCACAAAACAGGAAACACTCGACTACTACGACTATTCAAAAGTCATGTCATTCAACTCTTACTACAACGTGATTATTGGCGCACGTGGTTTGGGTAAAACATTCGGCGCAAAGAAGCTTGTTATCAGCCGTGCCATTAAAAACGGTGAACAGTTCGTCTATTTGCGCCGCTACAAGGATGAATTGAAAGTATCCAAAGATGCTTTCTTCGCCGACATTTCCGAGGAATTCCCGGAATGGGATTTTAGGATCAATGGTTACGCGGCGGAAATGGCTCCCGCCGATTCACGCGACGTGAAGGGCCGCGAATGGCAGGTCATTGGATTCTTTGTAGCCCTCTCAACGGCGCAGTCTCGTAAGGGTGTCTCCTACCACGGAGTAAGGTGGATTCTGTTTGACGAATTCATTATCGAAAAGGGTGCTACGCATTACCTGCCGAAAGAGGATGAGGCTTTCCTGAATTTCTATTCCACCGTTGACCGCTGGAAAGATAAAACCCGCGTCTTTTTCCTGGCAAACGCCGTAAGTATGATGAACCCATACTTTCTGGCATGGGACATAAAGCCGGACCAGGAAGGAGAATTTGTGAAGCGCCGCCGCGTAGTCGTGCGAGGTCAGACAGTTGATTACATTGTCTGCCACTTCGCTAATTCCGCTGAATTCTCAAAAGGCGTATACAAAACAGCGTTCGGCCAGTTCATTGCCGGCAGCGAGTATGCCGATTACGCCGTGGGCTCTGAATTCGCAGACAACCATGACCACCTGTTGCAACTCAAAACCGCAGCCGCCAAATACGTATACACCGTGGAAACGAAACACGGCATGTTTAGTGTGTGGCTTGACGGGGTAAACCGAAAGTTCTATATTCAAGGCAGACGGCCGAAACAGGAAATCATCTTTACCATGCTCACCGAGAAAATGGCGGAAGGTAAAACCCTGATACGCT